CCACCATTTTTTTTGATAAATTCCTCAATTTTAGGTTTTACCGAAGAAATTAAATTTTTAACTTTTTCTGATTCATATTGTCCTGAAGGAAAAAAATCACTTATATCTTTAGAATATGATGTTGTTGTTGTATCAGTTACATCTTTTACTCCCGGACCTCTTAATTTATTTTGTTCCGATATTAAATATTGGTTTTTTGTCGCACTTTCATGAAGACCTAAAATTCTATTTTTTTCTTCACTTGAAATTTCAAATAAATTTTTCATAATTTTTCTTTTAATATAAATATAAGATAAAAAAAAAGAGGACAAATATTTGTCCTCTTTTTGGTATATCATAAGATATTGATTATCTCAATTCTCTTAAGTCAAATGTTCTAACACCATCAACTGTGATACGTCCGTAGAAACGGTTATTAACCATTTTCTTAGCGTAACGAGTCATAATACCTTTAATAGGTGTAAAGTTGAATGGGTTGTACATTGTTGGAGTTAATTGTAATGGTACATACGGAGCGTAGATGTATCCTGTGTCTAACAATGATGTTCCTTTGTGTCCAATTAACACTTGGTTAGCTGGGAAGTAAGGGTCACGGTAAACTTGGTAACGTCCTGCTAATGTTCCAACTCTTTCAATACCCATGTTATATTGGTCTTGTTCAGGAGAAGCATTAGATACGTGGAAGTACTCTAAATCATCAAAGATAGCAGAAACCTCAGAAGATACAACAATCCAGTTTGCTCCACCTCTTAAAGTAGATTTGTGGATTTGTGCAGACAATTGGTTAATTGCTGTAATTAATGTTTGGTTCCAATCTTTTTGAGTGTAAGAAGTTACTTGAGAAATTCTTCTCCAACCATTGTAATCCCATCTCAAGTTCCATGCAGCACCTTTACGTAAATCTCTTAAGATTTCACGGTCAATTTCTGCCGCAACTTGCTCAGATAATAAAGCTGTTAATTCAGCTTCAGCATCGATGTTGTGGAAAGCTGCAACGTCTTGAGCTAACTCAGGAGACCATTGTGCTCTTAATTTTCTTTCTGTAACTGATACAGTAACTGAATCTAAATCGAAAGAAACCTCACCGATTTTATCTTCAAATTCTAATTCTTCATAACGTCTGAAAACAGCTTTAAATGAAGTTGTTGCTAATGCTTCAGAAATAGTTGTACCTGTGTAACCATCTAACGATGAAGAATCACAATCAGCACATACTGGACAAGATAAATCAACTTCTAACCAAATACAACCATCAACGTCACATACATTTTTGAATGAACCACCGTTACCAGTAGATGCAAATGTTGTTTGAGTTGTGTTACCATATTTCACAATACCTCTACCATAGATTTGAGTTACAACTCTAAATAATAAAGCTCCTGTAGATACAGCACATGGTGAACTAGCGTCAACTGTTAAACCAGCTCCTGTATAGATAATTAAATCAGATAAGAATGATTCAGTATCCATTTCGTTACCATCAGGTCCGATTAATTTTCCTGCACCTGTGTCAGCAAAACCACACATTTTAATGATAACTTTTCTTGTGTTACCTGAAGCAATTACTGCTGCTCCATCAGTTGTTCCTGAAATAACTGCATCAACTAAAACTCCACCTGTCCATTTTTGGATAGTTGTTGTTGCTGTGATAGCTGACCAACGACCTTTAGAATAATCAAATAATCCTGGTGGGTCTAAACTTGGTTCGTTACCTTCATAGAATAAATCATAAAGATTTTTTTCATATACTGGGTTGTTTGAGCCTGAACCTGCTGTGTAACCTTCACTTGGAGAACCTGGATAATTTCCTGGAGACCCGATTGGTGCGTAGTGCTCACCTGAATACTGACCGTCAATACCGTCTTTGTATCCTTGAATTTTTGGTACAAAATAGAATAATTTACCGATTGGTAAGTTCATTGCTTGTACAGAAACGATATCATTCGCTAATAATTTAGAGAATACTCTTCTTACGATAGGAAATACAACAGTTTCAAATGAACCTGAAGACCCGTCAGAAGTTGCTTCGTTTATTAAGAAAGACGCTTGGTTCTCATATAATTGAGCTACGTTTTCTCTTAAGTGACCTTTAAGACCTTCAAGAAATCCTAATTTGTCCCATTTGTTGATTGTGTCTTCTTTAATAACTTTAAGGTGTTTTAACCCGATGTTACCAACTAGACCTGATTCTAATAATGCTCCCATTTTTTTTGGTTTTTATTAATTTTTATTTATTTTTATTTTAATTTTGACATTAAGTCTTTCATTCTTAAGAACTGTGGATTCTCATATGTTTTAGATTCAATTAGATTAATTGCTGAACCTGTTGAAGGTGCTTTAGCAATTGTTCTTTCTAATGACTCATTCATAGGTTGAGAAGAAGTCCCTGTAAGTTCATCCTTAATGACTTTGTATAAGTTTTTAGATTCTTTAATGTTTTCAACACCGTCAAATCTTCTTAAGATATTTATTTTTTCTTGTTTTGATGTTGAATGTTCTGTAAACAAACGAGTAGCGTAAGCTAAGTTTGAATTAAACACTGCAACCTCATTCAATTTATTTCTAAATACGTTAAGAGCTTTTCTGTATTCTTCATTTTTTTCTCTAAGAACTGTTAACTCAGTTGTATTAGTATTCTCTTTAATTGCGGTATTAAAAGATGAGTGTGCTCTTGGTTTTGGCAAACCACCTTTTCTGAAATTACTTCCATTACCTAATGTGCGAGAAGCCTCTTTTGTTTCAGCTTTTTTAGTTGTGTTAGCAACTTGCTCTTTTGTTTCTGTTTTTTTAACAGTTTTCATTTTACCTTCAAGATTTTCACCATCTTTGTAATCAAATTTTGCTTTTCCTGTACCCATAGTTACATTAGCAGATTTTTTTACAGTTTTGAAACCACCATTTTGATTAGGTTTAGTATCATATTTAAATTTACTAGGATTCCCTAATCCGGTTCCTTTAGGTTTTACAGTCATTTTAGATTCTACTACTGTATCATCATCCATGTCCATATCATCTTGTTCATCTAACTCTGTGTCGTCTTCGTCATCAAAAGAAATTTCATAAACGATTTCTTCATCGTCCATATCTTCTTCTTCGTCAAATTCTGATTCAAAATCTTTGAAGTGTCCATCAACATCTCCAATTTTATGACCATTACGTCTTTTAAAATCGTGTTTGTTTCCTCCAAACGCTTCACCCATTTCTGAATCTTCGTCGTCATTATCAAATACTCTAGATATGATATCTTCGATACCTTCAGAATCATCGTCTTCATCTTCGTCTTCAAATTCGAATTCGTCTTCGTCTTCGTCTTCGTCGTTAAATTGTTCAAACATTTCTTCATCTTCGCTCTCACCAACAATCATGTATTCTTTATTGTTCTCGTTGTCTTTTAAACTGATGTTACCAGAATCATCTTTAGTAACTACAATATTATCCTCAGGTCCCATTAATTGAAATACACGTAAGATTTCTTCATCGTCATCTACGTCAGTAAGGTCTATGGTTTCTTCGTCATCATCCATATCTACATTATCAGTATCCATGTCGTCTTCCATATCTACATCAACATCCATGTCATCCATGTCTGTATCCATATCCATGTCATCCATGTCAACTTCAGTGTCAATCTCTTCTTCTTCTTGTTCTGTAAGAGATTCTTTTACTAGTTCTTTGATTTCTTGCGACATTGTCGAAGCAAGTATTCCTTTTGCATTTTCAGCTACCGCTTCTTCCAAATTTTTCATTTGGATGATAGCTTCTTCAACTAAAGATTTTTCTTTTGCCATTTGTGTTTAAGTTATTTTAATATATAAATATCTCCCATTATTAAAAAATCATTATTTTTAATAATTTGGTGTTGAGTTTTTTTATAACTATAAATATTACCAAAAAAATAAAAGCATAAAAAAAGGAGACATTTCTGTCTCCTTTATTAATTATTGAATATAAATTCTTATTCTATCACTTCATCAATTTTGCTTTCAACAATTGCTGTGATTCTCCATTCCATTGTATAATGCTCAAAAACTTTCGTAACTTTCGCTTCTACATCAGTTGGGTTATAACCACTAACTAATTTTTCTTCTCTTAATTTTTTAATCTTTCCTGATGCCTCATCAACTGAGTCTAAGGTAATTTTTGCAATGAAATACTTCTCGTCCATAATTTTTTTTATTTAGTTTAATGACCTAAATAATCGTTTAATTTTTTCATTAAGTCAAGTGATTTATTACCTGAATTACCAACATGTCTTTCAACACTCATTCTTTTCTCTTCATCTAAGTTTTCATCATACAAACTTTTATCCTCTTTATTTAAAAATAGGTATGCTCCCGGTGTTGAAGGTGAAGACACTAAGTCAAAACAAATTAATTCAAAATCATCTTGTACTTCGTTTTGGTCACCAATTTTTTTAAGTGACCCAACACCCCTTGATGATATACCTAAAGTAACTCCTTGTCTTAAGTAATTTGCAGCTAAATCTCCTTTAGTTGAACAGATACCTCTTTCATGGTAACCCGGTGATGTCAATAATTTAATCTTTCCCATTAAGACGTTACCTTCCCACCATACTTCAGTGATTGCATGAGAAACTCTATCTAAATCAATTAGTGATGATTCCGGGTGATTTAACTCTGATAGAGCAGTACCCTTTTTAATCATTTTTTTATAATTCTCAGATTCTCTTTTTAATATACGTTCAGGGTATAATCTACCATTTCTATTTGGGGTGTCATATTTTTGTAATACGGCATAAAATTCAAATGGTTTTGAGTGGTCCAACATCTCGCTAGATTCTCTAATTAAAGTTTCGTTACGATTATCCTTTGGGTTAATATAACCCGCATCGTATTCAACTAATATACCTTTTCCTGATTCATTCGGTTGTAATATTTTTAAACTCATTTTAAATGTTTTAATAATAAATATTAAACATTTTCGGTTTGTGACGGATATTCAACGGATTTGATTTTTTTAGTTAGATAAAAGTTAAAATAATTATTTTTATAAAAGTTATCATTAAAGATTTGATTTGTTATTTTAATTAATGAATCTTTAATTTGTTTTGATTTAAAATCGAAGTTTTCCTCAATAATAAAAAAGTTAATTTCAATATTCATAAATGATTTTTTCCCCAAATTTAAACCGCTTGACCTTAAATCTAAATCAACGATAAATTTTGTATCAAAAATTTTATTATTTAAAGAGTCATAAACTGAGTGTTTTACTCCCCTACTTAGGTTTAAAACTGTTCGATTCCAATTATCACAATCATAGAATGGTTCGACCCATGTTTGTATATTTAAGTAAAGTGATTTTAAGTTGACAGAATCAACTGTTCCATAAACAACTTTTGCAGTTTTAAAACCGTTTAGTTGAGAGGTTTTCCCCTTTTTCATTAATTTTCATATTTTTCCTTTTATTTTTAAAAAAGATAGGTAAAAATAGGTGTTAGGTCAAATTTTTTGTTAATTTGGAATATATGTATAATATGTTAATAATTAAATTAGATAAAAATACATCAATAGAGAAAGCGTTAAAACTCTATAAAAGTAAAGTTATTAAGACACGTCAAAGCTCTGAACTTAATAAAAGAAAAGAATTTATTAAACCTTCCGTAAAAAAAAGAAACGTGTTAGCAAAAGCTAAACACGTTCAATTAAAATATTATTCGGATAATAATTAAAGATTTTCTTTTAAACTTTTAAGTTTAAAATAAGTCAACTTGTCGTATTTCTCAGATATCACTTTTGTAAGTGTTTCATCAATCCTACCTTTCACTGAATTATCTTCAGATGACTCTTTCATTGCATTTAATTTATCAACCACACTTTCTTTAAGAGTGTTAAATTTAATTGATAATTCTTTATCATCTTCAGACAACAATTTAACAATTTCTTTTTTATCAGACTCACTTAAACCATCAATATAATTTTTAATGGTTTTGTTTGCAACACTAACCATAGTTGATAATGGAAGTTCAATACCTTTAGTTTGTATAACCGGTATTTTTTTTAAATTTTCTAAAATTAAATTTTTACTTTTAAGTCTTGATTCAATAGTTAAAACATCTGTTGAAAATAGGTTGTCAATGTTTTCATATGAATTATTTGATTTCGTATTTTTAACCCATGTATTTAATTTTTTTAAATCTGCCGGTAAAATTTTATTAACAGCATTTTCATATAGAGTAATACATTCATGGATGTATTCTCTTG